AAGTTTTGCGCGTTTACGGTTGGAAACTTTCGAGATAAGCGTGGAAATATGGTTGACTTTGTGGGTGATACGATACGCACAGCGGAAATGGCAGGATTTCATTTGTACAATGAAATGATACTTGTCACGAATACTTTTGGTAAAACATACCATGCGAACCTCTTTGATAAGTCAAAGAAAATCATCAAAAACCATCAAAATATTTTAATCTTTAGAAAGTGAAAAATGAGAAAAAAACAAATTAAAGCAGAACTTACGTTAACTACGGATGAAAAAGCTTTTTTCCAAGAAACGGCTAAAAAAGAAGGGTTAAGTGTAAGTAATTTTTTAAGAAAAAAACTAGGTATGCCATTGTTGATAAATGGAAATAATTTTATAAACAACAACCCAAGAAAAAAATCTTAAATTATTTTTCGATTAAATTAAAAAAGGATTTGACAAGTACCCGATACATGTATATAATTCATTTTATCGAATCAGCACACGGTTGGTTCAAAACTTTAAGGGGATTTAAGTTAATTATGCGAATTTTAACATTAAGCGAAACATTAGCGACACGAGGGATAACCCTCGAAAGTATCGAACAAATCGCAAAAGTAGAAGCGCAGGAAATTGTGCGCAGTGATACTTTTAAAGAACATCTAGAAAATAAATTAAACGGACTGGGGGTTGCAGAGGTTGAACGCTTTTTAAAAAAACAAGACTTAATTAAACGCGCAAGGTGGTTTTATGAAAATCAATATATAAAATACATAATCGATTGGGCCGAGTCAACTGCGGATATTTGGGCGCAAGCCCGCGAGTTTTCTGGGGAGATTTTCACGGCATACAAAAAACGCAAGCGCGGAGAACCGCTTTGCGTTTTGGAAAAAATGCTAATCGTTTAACCTTTGCTGCCAAACTTTTTTATAAAAACTTTAAGGGGATTTAAAATGAAAGAATTAAAAGTGCCATTGTCTTACTATTACAATTTTTGCGGCCATAGAACTGATTTTAAAATAACTTGCCATCAGGCTCGCCAAGATTTGGTTAACGCTTATGCACTAAATGATGAATTGTCGGATTTAGAGCTTATGTCACAGGCAGAAAAGGCAAGTGGCTATAAAGGTCAGGCTTTTTATAAAGTAATGGATCTTTGCGATCTGACTGACGCAGAATGGGAAATCATCAAAGCCAAAAAAGGGAAAAATTTACCTTTTAACATTGTCGGATCTAAGAAGCTAAACGGCTGGAAAATAGTACCAAGCCATGAGTCTGTAATTGGCGACATAGTAGACCACGTAATTTTTACAATAGATTAATAAATGCGGCCAACCTTGATTAAGAGGTTGGCCTTTTTAACTATCAAGGATTACTTGACTGTTCAATCAAGCTGGCGTGTATGTACTTTTGCCATTAACAACACGCATTTTCAAGTGTTGTCCACGGTAACGTGGATCAAAAGAAATATGCACCCAAGTACCACCGCTTGCGTTCTTCTCATCGATCAGCTGGTCGTACTTGATGCCTGCTTTATTGATTCTTTCGCAGACCTCAGCAACCGTTAAGCCTGATGCGTTAAAATCAACGGCATAGCCGATTGAATGCGCCGATGTTGGCGAACCACCGACTGCTTTGTTTACAGCCGCCGATCGATAAAATGAATTGATTTTTAAAGGCACGTTGCCACAGGCCTCCCTGACTTTTTCAAGCTGGGCGGCTGTTTTTTTGATGTTTTCAAGGTGCGCTGGCGTGGGGGTGTTATCAGCCTTTTGGCTTGTTACGGTCGCCTCTGCCAAAGTAAAGTGCTCAGTCAATTTCATGGTTACTTCTCCTTTTTTACTGGTTGATTAAACTATGGTGGGTCTTTGTTTTTTAACCCTAATTTCTTGTTTATTATCTCAACAAAAAAAGGCCATGTTTTTTTTGGCACATCGCGCACAAAGCACATCAAGCCTTCCCAAAATGCCCCGATCAAAAATGATATGAATTTTACGTAATCGGCCTTTTTGAAAAACATTCGGCCAAACGCAAAAACGCCGTTAACCATTATTTCAATGATATTTAAAGTTGCATCAATTGCAAAAAAAGCAAAAACACCGCCCACAATCGCGTCAATAATCGCATTTCTTGCGTTTTTGTTTTTTAAAAAAAAAGCAGAAATTAAGCCACCGCATACCCCAGCCAAAAAAACTTTTATATCATGATGGATCGGGATCATAAATATTCGTCAGCTTTTACCTTTTTCCAGCGCGAGATCTAAATCAGCAATGGCATCGTCATAAATTGCCTGCGCCGATTCGACCGTTGTCGCGCCTTGAATGCCTTGAACGCCCTTTGCCGCCATGCGCCACGTCCGCAAGGTCTCGATAAAACCTTCTGCCGTTGCGGATTCGCGCAAAATCAATTCAGCCTCTTCTTGGTATGTTAGGCCGTGTGATTCTGCGCCTGTTTTGACTGATAAAGGCGGTTCGCCAGTATATCCAGCCTCCTGCCATGCTTTGGCATCGCTTAAGTTTCGTTGGTACTCTATGGTTAAGTAAACGCTGCTTTTTACCTTTGAATCTCCGACTTCAATCGCTCGTGCGTCTATTTTTGCGCATAAATCGGCTTTAAGATTGGCCAATTCTTGCGCTTTCATTTCAGCCTCAACATCGGCATCAACAACCCACGCCGTGCCATTCCATTCATGAGCTTGGCTTGGGCGTGTTGGCAAGTAAGCTCCATCGACCCAAACAACGTCCTTTAAGTCAGCAACAGGGCTTGTATCATTGCCATTGCGCCGTACTAACTCGATTGACTCGCCGTTTTTGCGCAAGTAAAGGCCTGAGCCTGAATTTTTCGATTGTGTTTCAAAAATAGCATTAAAAGCGTCTTGACTGATTTCGTCATAACCTTCTTTTTCTTCGTAGCTTTTTAAAGGTAAAAACAATTCAAAGCTGTATAAGTATTTCATTTTATTTCCTTTTTAAGAGTAACCGTAAGCGAACCAGTGAAATTGTGCGTTTGTTGCCCTTGTGTTTTCTGGTGTAAATATAATGTAATCAAAATAGCTTGCACTATTATCTCCAAAATCGGAAAATCTTATATTACTACCACCAGTCTCTGAAGTTACTGAACCCGAATTGATAAATGATATTTTTGCAACAAAAACACCGATTAAAACAGTCATTGGCCGTTGAAAAAATACTCTGTTGAAAGCTGTCGTGCTTGCGGAGTTTGTATTTATCCGCCCTGTCTGAAATGTTAAATTTTTACCGAAGGGTCTGTAATTGTTTACTTCGACTGATTGATATTGCGATGCCTCAAATTCCTTATTAAAGGGCGGATAGCTATATCGAGGTTGTACTTCATTGTTACCAATTTTACTTATGAAACAGTCTTGATACGATCCACCAGCAATGCCGAGCAATTGCGCCAATGGCTGTCCGTAACTCGTAGTCATAACCGTTACGCCGTTTTTGTCCTTAAAATTAATGGTTACAGGCGTATTGTATTCCGCGTTTTGAGCGTTCTCCATCGTGAAACAAAATCCGGCCCACTGCGTTTTTGTTTCGTGACTTGACGGGTCTCCGCCGATTGCTGGGGGTAAGTAAGTGTTTGGATTGGCCGCTTTTAAGTTGCGAACCTGCGCCGTTGAACCGCCTGCATCAATGAACAGGTTGCCATTGAATGAGTTTGAGCTTATCGCCTGCCAAAGCTGGCTTGGGTTTGGGCTCGTCCCGTCAATTGGAGTTAGGGTTTGGCCACTGTTTTGAATTGCTGTTGCAATTTCGCCGTACCACGCATTCATGCTTTGGTTGGTTACTTTTTTATTTTCCAAAGGGTCGCCGTCTGGTATATCCAGCGCTGGATTGGCAGGCTCGAAAGGCGTTAAGTTGCCTGAAATTCCGAACTGTTTCATGGTTGTAACTCCTTGATTGATTGATAAAGTGTTGAATCGTAATGATAGACTGCAAGGCTGTTGGCTGGTTTTATTTTGTTGAATACGCACTCAATTAAATAGGGTGGTCTTAAGTATTCGTCAAGGTTGGCCGTCTCGATTTCGTCAATATCCAGCCCGAACTGATTGTCTGAAAAATCAACAAAAACATCAAACGTGAACCTATCGCCATAAAGTCCGCCAAACTCTGTGAAGTCAAGCCAAGCCTCGTCAAATCCTTCGTTGTAAACGTTTGAACTTGAACGTCTAGGCAATATAATAACATCATAGCCTGTTAATTTTAAAACAATTTCTTCAAAACCAGCAACAGTCACAATTGGCGTTTTGCGAAGGTGCAATTTAACCAACTCACGCCGCTCTTCGATTGTTTGTGCGCTTGAAAGCGAGCAAGGCTCGGGCAATCCCACGCTTTCCTCCCAGTCACTGATTAAATCCTCGGTTGTATCAATATCAAGCTCTTTTCTTAAATAAGCCTGATAAGCAAAAACAACCGCTATCATTTCCCCCACGCCAACGCTTAACGCATAATCAGGGGTGTTTGGTACGTTATGAGCCTCCCAATATTTACCGCAAGGCATTGAATTATTGAATATTTTTGAGCAAAAAACGGCTTCATCAAGGCTGGGCGTGTAATCAAAATAATCAACACTTGTATTTAACGTGCCACGCTCCCCCACAGGCTTGCCGTCTAGCAATGGCAAACCCAGCGCATTGTACTCGATAGCTATTCCCATGATACAGCCCCAAATGTTAGCAAGCCGCCGCTACCAGCATCAAAAGCTCCGTTTGTTACGTTGAATTGCGTGGTCTTGTTGCCTTGCGCGTCGCGCGTGTTGGTGATTATGCTTATCTGCTGGTTAACGCTTAAAGGTTCTTCGAACGACAGATAATCCGCAATAAATGCGGCCAATTCGTTTGTAATCGCTGTCCGCATGCCAGCAGTATCTGGCACCAAACCTGTGATCGTGAAGTTGCACGGCGTGAGCGTTGGCGAGAAAACAAAAATATCCTCTTTAATTGTGTGAACTGGCATTTTGCCTTTTTCAACAATCGCGCCACGTGTCGCTAATAGTACGCTTGGATTTGGCAAAGGGTTTGTATCATTGTCACGCATCACATAAACGCAAACTTGTCCCGGCTGGGGCTTGTAACCTGCCACTCCCTCGGTGCCGCCAAACACGCCATCAAGCGGTGAAACAACCCACGAACGAGTATTTCCTTCGACCGATAACGCTGCCAATGCCACTTGTGGGGCGTTAAACACGCCCTCGATTAAGTTACGTGTGGCAATAATCCGCTGTGAATAATCCGCGTCAGATTCCGCGCCTGCTCCGCCGCTCATTCCGTTATAAGTCAAATAGGCTTCATAATCACCGCTTAAAGCCACGCCCCCAGCCACATTCTGCTCGATTCCGCTGTCTTTTGAAAGCGCATCAATCACCGCGTATTGCATGCTTACAGTGCCTGCCAATAATGGCGCAATGGTATTTTTGTCTTCAATTTCAAACTTAAAGCCAAGGCCATCAACCAGCGCAATGACTTTGTGGGTGCCGTTTAAAAGAGGTTCACTTGTCGATACACTCACCGTTGCGTCACGTGCAAGCCAATGCTCCCCGAAAGTTTGGCATGTCACCACACCGTTGGCCGAGCTTATGCTTGTGATTGTCAATGTCACCGATTCGATTGTCGCTGGATTTTTGGTGTAAATAGTAACGTTATCCGCATCAAACTCTTCACCAAGCGGCACGGTCGCGCCTAGGGTGCCAAACACGCTTATCTTCCCGATTGATTGGCTTGCTTGCTTGCGCTCGACGCTATCGAGCTGGCCAAACTTATCGAGTGCCTCGCCTTTGGCCGTTTGGGGGAAAGCGTCGTCTAAAATATCCTGCGCAAGGTACGTGAGAGGGTGGACTGCAACGGCCAAGCTTCTTATTAAGTTTGTGGTGATTGAGCCATACACCGTGCTATCAATGCGCGGCTCTAACTCTTTGATTCTATTAAGCGCAAGGTTCTCAAGGCTTGATATGCGGACCGTTCGTAAAGGCATTTGTTTTATCCCAAGTGTATGTATAATCAAATTCTGAGCCATCGCGGCCAACAAATTGAATATTAATGATTAATCGTCGTTGCTTTTCTGATTTTACATCAATGCGCACGTCTCGACAAATTCGGTCTTCAATCATCCACTTAAGCGATTGATAGCAGTATTGTCGTGCTTTGGCGATTACATCAAGCGTTAATCGTGATTTGTCGAGCAAATAAACAAGACCTCCCAGCTCTCGATTCCTGTCTTCATTCAGCAAGTTTCCAACCCAGCCACCACGGGCGATTGGTGATTTTATCTGCGATTCGTCACGCCGTGCATCGCTAAACAAACTGACTTTGATCGCCTCCTCGAACCCGTCCACCGTGCCTAAATCGCCGTTTTTAACTGTATAAACAAATAGGCCGTTGCTGTCCATTGTCTTTTCTAAATCTTGCATTATGTAGGCCCCCCAGTGTTCCCACCTTCGGGGTTTGAATGTTTGTGATTTGAAAAACCAATTCCGTCAATTGTGGCAGAGCTCGCAGAAATTGTCTCCGATTGTGTTTGGCCAGTTACGGTCAAGTCACCAGTCACGGTCAAGTTACCATTGACCGATACATTGCCCTTGTGTTTCCATTCGCCAAAACTTTGGATTGATCCATCGTTGCGAAAAATCATGTAACACCCAGCGTCAAAGTTACCAAACGCACTCTCACCTTCTGCCAACACAACCTTTTTACTTGTTTCTAAAGGGATTATAGCACTGTTTCCGCTGTTACCAGCCACGGCCAACGATACCGCAAGCGCACCTTTTTTAGGTCGGTATGCCGTACCGACTTGCGCCAAACATTGTGCGGCCACCCCTACTTTGCCGTCACCGCTAACAAGCGTGTTCTGGTCGCCCGATTGTTTGGATTCGTCTATTTTTGCAATGTCAATCATGCTATTCCTTCTCTTGGTATCGTTTATTGTGCACTTTTAAGTGCCTTTTTTTCTTAGTTTTTTGCGGTGGAATATCTTCTATGTCGACAATTGAATAAGCCTCTGGTGGGGCAAATGATAGGCTTGTGGACGTGCCTCCTTCTCGGTCAAAAGTCACATCAAAAGCGCGGATAATCATGCGTCCGCTCACGTTGCGTATCTCATCCTCTACCATACAAACGCCGCCAATCTTAACCATTCCACCATCGCGTGTGTTGAAAAAATTGGTCTCGATTCGGTAATC